GTCTATTGTAGCTACACAGCTTACAGGTACAATTGCTAATGCAAGACTAGATGCACAGCTTCAAGATGTAGCTGGACTAGCGGTTACTAATGGTGGCTTTATTGTAGGTGACGGTTCTAACTTTGTATTAGAGACTACAAGTACAGCACGTACTTCATTAGGGCTAGGTTCTGCAGCAGTATTGACAGCAGGTACATCGGCTAACAACGCAGTACAACTAGATGGTTCTTCTAGGCTACCAGCCGTAGATGGCTCACAACTAACTAATTTACCAGCCGCAGGTGCAACTGCTGGCTTTGCAGTGGCAATGGCGATTGCTCTTTAGCACTTGACAAATAAATAAAAGTATGGTATAATTATACTTATCTTAATTAGGAGAAGATATGGCACAGGATTTTGAAAGAAACATAGCAAGAAACGTAGGTACGAGTGAGGTAGTTTTACGAACTGCAAACTCTGATGATGCGTTAATCGGTATTAATATTGCTAATGTTACAACTACCCAGATTTTAATGGATGTATATATCACTGGTGCTGGCGCTACTGTTGATTACTATATTGTAAAAGATGCTCCAATCCCAGTAGGTTCGGCCTTGCAAGTCTTGGATGGTGGAGCAAAGATTGTCCTGCAGTCTGGTGATATACTTAATGTAATAAGCGATACCGCAAACAGTGCAGATGTTTGGGTTTCCGTAGTTGATACTATTAGTTCATAAGGAATAAATAATGCCGTATATTGGTCAACAAGTTCCGGGTTTATACCAAGCTACTAAAGCTGTACAACGCTTTAATGGTGACGGTAGTGATACCACATTTACATTAACTACAACAGTAGCCTCTGCGCAGGATGTATTAGTATCTGTAAATAACGTTGTGCAAGACACAGCAGCCTACACTATTCCTGATGGCACTACACTTACCTTTAGTTCTGCCCCTTCTGCTGGTACAGGTAACATCTTTGTAAATTACCTATCACCTCAAGCAGGTACAATTGTGCCACCTGCGGGGTCAGTGACAACAACAAAGATAGCTAACAACGCTGTGACTATGGCAAAACTGGCTACGTCAGGCACACTACCAGCACTTAATGGTTCAGCTTTAACTAATGTAGGCAAGGTTCTGCAAGTAATCACAGCTAATAAATTAGATACATTTAGTAGTACCTCTAGGACTTTTGTAGATGTAACAGGTTTGTCTGTTCAGATTACGCCGGTTTCTACTAGCAGTAAAATTTACGTTTCGGGTGTTTTAGTTTGTAGTGCAAGTGACCATTGGGTTTTTGCAAGGCTTATGAGAGATAGCACTCAAGTTCTAACGCCATCGGGGACTCTTGGCAATCGTACAACAGCAAACTTTGGCTTTGGAACTTTAAATACGGGTGAATATATGCCATCTTCTTTGCCAATTCACGCACTTGATAGCCCTTCAAGTACAAGCCAGCTAACATATAAAATACAAATTGAGACTCATGCTGGAACAGGCTTCGTTAATAGGACAGAGCGTGATGGTAATGATTCAACTGGTTATGATTTGCGTGGCGTTTCAACGATTACAGTAATGGAGATTGCCGGATGAAACACCAATCAATCTATTTACTTTATTCAAATGTTGTTTGTGTTAACGGAGAAGGTTCAGACACAGTAGCAACAGACAAAAATGGAAATGTAGTATCTTGGGATGCTTCTGCTGTTGCTAAAAAAGAAGCAGAATTAAAGACAGCAAAAAATCTGTTTGCATTACGCAAGGAACGCAATAGACTATTAGCAGAAACAGACCATTGGGCTTTATCTGATACAGCTAACGCTACATCAACTCAAATTAAATACCGTCAAGACTTACGCGATATAACTAAAACTGCAATATCTTTAGATGCTGTTACTTGGCCGGGTAAACCGTAAGGATAAGAATAAGTAAATGGCGTTAACTCAAATAACAAGTAGTGGTGGGTATGTTGGTACACCCGACTTAAAATAAAGGAAGAACAATGGCATACATAGGAAAATCCCCGCAGAATGGTGTTCGTCAACGCTACATATATTCCGCGACAGCCAATCAAACTTCATTTAGTGGTAATGATATTAATGGTATATCTTTAATCTATTCTGACGGTATGTATCTAGACGTATATAAAAACGGTGTCTTACTTAAGCCCGAAACAGCTTATGTTTCTACAACAGGTACAACCGTTGTACTTTCTGCAGGAGCATCCAATAATGATGTGCTTGAAATGATTGTCTATGATGTATTTTCTGTAAATGACTCAATTAGCGCATCTAAGGGTGGCTCTTTTGGTGGCAACATAGCGATGGGCGGTACGCTTTCTGTTACAGGCAATACAACTGTTGGCGGTACACTTGCACAAGTAGGAGTTGCAACCTTTACTGCTAGGGATGTCCACAGCGGTGGAATAACGATTGCAAACGCTGGACAGATAGGTTCTGTAGGAGATACGGATGCTATTGCAATAGCAAGTAATGGACAAGTTACACTTACGCAGCAATTAAACGGTACTGCTGCTGATTTTACTGGTGATGTAAGTGGTGCAACTTTTCAGCCTGATGGCGACACAGCCGCAGGTGACAATGCAGCCATAGGGTTTACTGCTGCTGAAGGTTTAATACTTACAGGTCAAGGTTCTACCAATGACATTACTGTAAAAAATGATGCCGATGCTTCTGTTTTTGTTGTTCCTACAGGTACACAGAAAATGGTGATGGGACAGGCTACTTCTTTTGGTGGGGCAAATACATCCATTTTAGAGGTAATGAAAGTTGGAAACGCCGCTGCTGGTTTCGGTCGGGGAGATGCAGATTTAGGGGCTTGCGTCAGATTCTTTAAAGTTAATAGCGGTGGTACTGGAACAATTGTAGGAAGTATAAGTCTTGCATCCTCTTCCACAACTTACGCTACATCATCAGACTACCGTTTAAAAACCTCAGTCAGTTATGATTGGGATGCAACAACACGCCTCAAAAATTTAAAACCAGCTAGATTTAAGTGGATTTCAGATGGTGACAGCGCAGAATTTGTTGATGGTTTCATTGCACACGAAGCGGCAACTGTAGTTCCAGAATCGGTAACAGGAGATAAAGATGCTGTTGATAGTGATGGTAATATAGACCCGCAGGGCATAGATGCGTCCAAACTCGTACCATTGCTTTGTAAGACAATACTTGAATTAGAGGCCCGTATTACTGCACTAGAGAATGCATGATGATTAAAGTAACACAAGCGGATGCAGACTAATGGATTTAGTACACATAATAGATACGCTAATTGGTATAGTTGTAATGGGTGGTGCTTGGTATCTTAGTGGTATGACTAGAGAGATAAAGCGAATGGACATACTAATGAACAGGACACGTGAAGAATACGCTACCCGTACAGAGTTACGCGAAGACATGAACCGTGTTATGGAAGCATTACATCGTGTAGAAGATAAGTTAGATAGGGCATTAAATAAATGATGCAGTTTAAAGCGTTTAAACCACAAGCCATGAATAAGATTGCTCAAGCTATGGGCTATCAGGGCAACATGGACCAGTTCCAACAGTACATTGAGCAAGACCCACAGCGTCAGCAGCAGATGAATATGTATAATAATGCTGCACAGAAGATGGCTCAAGGTGGTATGGTTAGAAATTATGCTCATGGTGGGTATCATGCACCGGGAACACCGGGTGGACCTGTTGGTTCATTTGTGCCGGGACAGGGTAGTTTAGGTGCGCCAGCCCTTAATCAACCTGCAGTTGTTGGTGCGTTACCTACGCAAGCACAAACTGCAACAACAGGAACACAACCAAACATAGGTGACACAACTATACAGCGTATGATGCAGCCGGGTGTACCTGTAGGTGGCACAACAGTAGCTGCTCCTACCGCTACAGATGCCAGTCAAGACTTAACACCGGGTACTGGTACACTTACAGGTAGTGTCGGTGTAGGGACAGCTACGGCTAATACATCACAAGCACCTACAGTAGCACAAACTGCAGCTAATGTAATGCAAGCCTCTCAAGCTGCTCCTGCAGTAGATGCTGCTATGCAAGCTACACAGGCTGCTCAAGCTAATCCTTCTAATCCTGCTGCACAAGTAACTGCAGCACAACAGACTGCCTCATCTGTAGGTAATCTATCTGCTGCACAAGGTAACGCATCTTTAATTAACAGTCCAGTACAGCGTAACATACAGACAGGTGAACTAATCTCTGGTGTAGCTGACGCTGCTGTAGCGGCACAGTTTACAGAACAGATACAAGCAGCACAAGCTACTCCTACACAACAGGCTAGTGTAGCGGGACAACTTGATGGACTAATGCAACAGTTTGTAGGTGGTAACACACCAGCATGGGCAGCAGGTGCTATCCGCAATGCTAATGCAGCGATGTCTGCACGTGGTTTAGGTGCATCATCTATTGCTGGTCAGGCTATTGTACAGGCTGCTATGGAAGCTGCTCTACCTATTGCACAGGCTGATGCTTCCATACAGGCACAGTTTGAAGGGCAGAACTTATCTAATCGCCAACAGATAGCAATGAATGCAGCACAGCAACGTGCTAAGTTTATGGGCATGGAGTTTGACCAAGCATTCCAATCACGAGTACAGAACTCTGCACGTATTGGTGACATAGCTAATATGAACTTCACTGCTGAACAACAGGTACAGTTAGAGAACTCTCGTGCAGTAAACACAATGAACCTAAACAACCTGTCTAATTCACAAGCAATGGTAATGGCTGAAGCATCTGCTCTTGCTCAACTAGATACACAGAACTTAAACAATCGTCAACAATCTGCTGTACAAAATGCTCAGTCATTCATGCAGTATGATATGGCTAACCTATCTAACCAGCAACAGACAGACTTGTTTAAAGCACAGCAGCGTACACAATCTTTATTTACAGACCAAGCTGCTAAGAATGCTGCTGCACAGTTTAATGCATCCAGCCAAAATCAAACAGACCAGTTCTTTCAAAGCCTTGGCGCACAGGTATCACAGTTCAATGCTACACAACAGAATGCACAGTCACAGTTTAATGCAGGTCAAACTAATACTGTTGAAAGATTTAACGCTGAACTAAACAATCAACGTGACCAGTTCAATGCACAGAACCAGCTAGTAATTGCACAGAGTAACGCACAGTGGCGTAGACAGATAGCTACAGCAGATACTGCTTCAGTTAATCGTGCCAATGAACTTAATGCTAATGCTATATTAGATATAAGTAATATTGCCTACAATAATTTATGGAGTTATTATGGTGACACAATGGAATGGGCATGGAAGTCTGCGGAAGAACAACTAGATAGGTATAGTGCTATGGCTATTGCTGAACTAGATGCTAAAACTAAAAGTTCTGCTAATGATGCAGCAGGTAAGTCAGCAGCGGGTAGTGCTATTGGTGGCCTTATAGGTACATTAGGGAGTGCTTATATTGGTACTCTTT